GGATGTCAATGCGACCAGTTGATAGGCTTACACTGGTGACAGTTGTATAAACATCATCACCTACAGTAATTCGCCATTCTGGGAGCCATGTCATAGTACGTTATTTAAGCCATTTCTAAGCGTTCCACGATTGACTGCATCTTGGATAACTTGGTCAAGGGCTTCTGCAATAGCGTTAGGGTCTCCCACACCAGTATTGATGATTACATTCATGTCGTAGTTGCGGTCTCTGTTTTGGCTTGGATTGTAGTTAATCCCAGCAACATTGGCAGAAGCAGAAGATTGTGCAAGTTGAGCAAATAAATCATAGTTGCGGTCTCTGTTTTGAGATGGGTTGAATGTAACCCCCGGAATTAGTTCAGTAGTTCCCTTATTTTTGTATTCGCTGCCGTTACCAAAATTGCTACCCCCACCAGTTGCGCCTTTGCCCATTTTGGCTAGAAGCTCCATCATTTCTCTAATTTTGCGCAAGGCTTCATCTAGATTGGCTTGGTCAATCAAATCTTTAGGCACAATAGAATCTAGGATTGACTTGATGTCAGCCAGTTTAATGTTCTGGTTCTGCAAAGTTCCTAAGATTGCAAGGTCTTTGTTGAGTTGATTAGTAGCAGCTTCTATGCGAGCTGCATCCTTAGATGCAATAGCATCTTCAAGGGCAAGAATGTCCTGCTTAATTCGCAGGCGCACAATATCGTTAGTAATGGCTAGGAGTTGCCCCTGTGAAGTTACCTTGCCCAACTGGTCTGCTTGGTTAATCATGGCTGCATTGAGTTGGATTTTATCCATATCAAAGACATCGGTAGCCTTGTTAAGGGCTAGATTAGCCTTGTCAAGCGCACCAGATAATCTCTTATCAGCAAGAATCTTAGCCTGAGCTTTAGATTGGTCTTGAGTAAGTTTAGTTATTGCCTTTTGGTTTTTAAGATAACTGCCAGACTGGATGGGATTCTTACCCATAGCGCCAGCATTGTCTTTAGCTCTAAGTGCATCTATTTCATCTGCGACTTTATTAAAGTTCTTTATGGCAGTTACAGGATCAGTAAGTAATTCAAAGATTGAAGGCACTGCATTAGATAGTCTAAAGAATCTGCCAAACTCTACAATCAAGTCACTTATTGCTTCTGAGTATTGTTCAATGTTAGAAGTGGCAGCATCAAAGCTACCACTGGATTCTGTAAGAGCTTGGACGATTCCCTTACCAATAACCTCTTTAGCGTTATTGCCTGCAATGGTCAGCTTGTTAAGTTGGCCTGCATAACTCTCAGCAGCAGAAGATGCTTGCCCTGCAAAGAGTTCAGAGAGTCTTACTTGGATTTCCTCAAAAGATGAGGATGTTAATTCAGCCTTAGATAGTCCTACTCCTAATCGACCTAGTGAAGCATTATTGCCTAGGTAGGCTTTCTGTAATCCTTGGCTAACTGTTGTTAAATCTTTGCCAGTGCCAGCAGATATATCTAGGGCTAGGCCAAGTAAGGTAGTTGCTTTACTGACTGAGGATGTGGCGCGGAGCAACCTATCCATAGCAGGACGAAGTTGATCATCGAGAACGCCTGTCTGCTTTTCTAAATTGCTAATCATCTCATTGACATAGGCTGAGGTATTGCCAGTCTCAAGACCAAGATTCTTTAAGGTGATACCAAGAGAGCGAGCAGCGTTATCATCTTCTATGAATGCCTTGACAGATGCCTTGCCGTAAGCAACTACAGCAGCAGTACCAAAAGTAATGCCAAATGTTCTAGCAAGTCCTTTTACATTTTTATTAAGTTTTGTTACAGCAGTATCAGCCTGCTTAAAGGATTTAATGCCTGTAAACTCGGCCGCTAAATTAATGACTACGGATGGGTCAATGGCCATTATTTAACTCCCATTTCTTTGTAAAACTTTACTTTAGAGTTCTCGATAGCCTTGATAATTGCTGCGTTAGTCTTACCGCCATCTTCTTTCCATGCTCTAAAGATTGCGCGACCCTTCATCTTGCGTGACCTACGACCTGCACCAGTCTGATTATTGGCATCTACTATGCCACCATACTGATCCATAGCTTCAATAAACATATTACCCGCACCCGGGTTATTGCTTCTAGATTGATTCTTATTGCCAGAGCGAATCATTTTGCCGTAGTTAGATTGGCTTTCTCGCACAACTCTAGCCATAGGAGCTTGCTCGCGACCATTAGGATTCTTGCGACCAGCAGTTTCATAGATTGCACCAGCAACAGACATATTGGCAATACGCGCTAATGCTCTAAAGCCTTGCTTATTAGGTTTAGATGGAGTGGTCTTATATCCAATACCGCGCTTGGCTTTGCCCGTACTCCAAATACGATCAGTACCCCAAATGGTTTCACTTGTTCTATTCCATCCACTGAGAGGTGCGCGTGATGGGATAAATCCTCTAGCCTTGTTAGTAATTGGCTTAAGAAGATTACCTAACTCTTTCTGAGTTTCTTTAGCTAGGTCTGGAGCAAAATCTTTAAGAGCCTTACGGAGTGCGAGTGCGCCCTTTACTTCTGTTGGCATCGCTTATCTCCTTTTGCTCATCTTTGAGACCCTTCAACAAGGCTTGAAGCATTATTGGGTCTAACTCTAACAACTGCTGTGGCGCGATTCCCAACCTAATGCTCAAGCGAGCTATTAAGTAGGTGAATGGATAATCGCGCTTTAAGCTAAAGGGTCTGAGTCAAGTACCTCAACACTCTTAAGTGTCTCAATAAACTCAATCCCGAAAGGCTTAACAGTTTCACCTGATCTGCGTGTGACTTCCCATGCTAACCAATAGACATCCGACTGCTTTTCTTCTTCTCGAAAAGCGCGGTGAAAACCCTTTTTAGCAAATAACTCGAATGAATACTCCACTGCTGGAGTTATCTCACCCTCGATAACGCTTCCATCTGTACGAACTATCTTAAGTCTTGCCATGAGCTGCCCCTTTGTTTAGTTGATTATGACCAAGTACCAGTAGATGCGTAAGAAGTCTTGCTGTTACATGTGAATGTAATATCAATCATTCCTTCGTCTCCAACTGCACCATTGATGTCAGTTAGGTTATCTACGAGGATTGTACCTGAGTATAGAACATTTGTTGCTGATACAGCTGCTGAAGAATCTTGAATTGCTTGGAAAGCAACTGTAGTTCCAAATGCTGCCTGAAGTGTTGCTAGAACATTTCCTGCTGCTGTGTCGTTTAGGAATGAAACAGTAATTGTGTCTGAAGCCAATCCAGTTACGAACTTATTGGCGGTATCGCCCATAGCGGTTACAGAAATCTGGTCTAGGACTCGGTTAAGAGTGAATGCAGTAACATGATCAGAAAGATTGACTGTAGCAATCTTAAATCCGACCTTATTGTTTAAGAAAATTGCCATTGATTATTCCTCATCTTTCTTGGTTGATACTGGCTTTGGTGCTGGTTCGCTGACTTGACCAATCTTTTTCAAGAAGGCCAAATCCTCTGGTGTTAGTGACATATTAGCTCCAACTTGAACATAGGATTGATACGGACATCTCGCAACTGAGAAGGTCTCCCGAAGCAGCATTGAGAACGCTAGGTGCGCTTATTGCGCCTACATTATAGGTCAAAGAAGATGCAGCGAGTTTGTTAAACACTCCAACTACAAAATCTTCTATCCCGTTAAGGTTGCCCTCATTATCGAAAAGAGGGGTCGTAATAATCAGCCGAAAGTTGGCTAATGGACTTACTGTGTTGCGAGCATTATTGCTAGGAGTTATGTAAGGGTCGTCTGGACTCACAATAACTGAATTGGCTAATACTGTGGCAGGCGGGAATGCAAAGACTTGGTATTTTGTGTTATCGACTAAGGCGTTAGCTAGTGTCGTTCTGAGTGTAGTGAGAGCAACTGGCATTATCCCACCATCGAGCGTGGGTCGAGTGCGTGTGCTATCAATCCTCGCACCTTAGCGAGAAGCTGTGCGCTCATTCGATAAGGGGAAGGCTGGAAATCGACAAGGTTAGAACCAGAGAGAGTAGCGGTTCTTGCTTGCCATATATCAACAGCGATCATCAAAGCTGCATTCTGTATAGCTGTATCTGTTGTCCAGACTGTGTAAGTCTCTGGAGCAACTGTGCCATAAGGCTCAATTATGTGATAAGGAACAGTAGTCGTATGAGTGGTAGCAATGCTGATTGAGTATTCACCAACTGCTGTAATGGTCTTAGTGCCATTATACTTTGTGCCGGAATTGGTAATAGTTACAGACTGTCCAACATAAAAGACTTCTGTAATCGGTTCATTGAAATAAAGAGTGCCGATGTCGGGTACATTGCTATGTGCAACTGAAAATTGATTAGGTGTCCATAACATCGGAATAAGAACAGCGTCTGAAGCGTCACAGACTTCTTGGAGAACAGCATCAGTGTATAGCGTGCCGACACCCAAAGTGGTGCGTAATTCGCTGACTGTTGTAAGTGCCATCCTGATTCCTTTCTTAAGACCCTGAGGGGCAGAGGGCTACTGCCCCTCAGAGCGACTTAGTGTGGTTCTATTATGTGAAGTTGAACCAGTTTGCGCCAGCTGCCAACTTGGTGGCTAGTGCTCCCTGACCAAATAGTAAAATATCTACTGTTCCGTCAGAGTTAATGTTTGTGCGAAGCTGCTGACGAGCAGATTCGTACCATGTGTAAGCATCTGGATTGATTACAACCATTGAATAATCAGTTGTACCTACTCCGCCTGAGCCCTTCATGTAACGAGATACACGAAGATCCAGACCAGCGACATTTCCGCGCAGTGAAGTAGGTGAAAGTGCTCCACCTGCATTCTGTGGATTCGCAGCAATATAAATTGGGCGACCAGCATCGTTGTATGACATGATGTTAGCCCATTGTTCTGGTGTCACAACCATGTTGCGACCAAATCCAAGTGATGCTGAATAAACAGCAGCAGCTGCACTTGAAACATAACTGAGCAAGCCTGTTGCTGAGTTAGCCTGTGCTGTTGCGTTAAGTGTTCCTACGCCTTGAATAGTATCTGTTACATATTCTTCAGTATCTTTTGCGTAAGCGTATTCCATTTGGATAAGAAGCTCGTCAAGAAATGCAGGTGTTGAGTTTGTTAGCAATTCAAGCGTAGTGATTGCACGACCCTTGAAAGACTTCTTTGTAACTGTTATGTAAGATGCTTCGAGTTGTGACTCTGTAACTGGTGCATTCTCATCGATTTGATCGACTAAAGGAACCTCAGTAATCTTTGGCAACTCAAATGTTTTTCCGAACTCTGGCATTGTTCCAGAAGAAATTGAATCAATAAGAGGACGATCTGCATTAGCCAAGAAGTTAAGAAGTTGTGTGCTTTGTGGTGTTGGAATAAATCCTGCACCTGTTGTCTGATCGTTGTCAGCAGCGCGAAGCCATTGACGAGAATCATCATCACCAAAAAGGTTAGCCTTTAGTGTGTTTTCCAAGTAATTGCGCTTTGTAAGTTCAATTCTTGGCTTAGTGTAATAGCTTGCTGTAACTGTAGGACGAGCAGCTTCAACTGCTGCTGCCTCTACTGGTGCTGCAACTGTCTCTGGAGTATTCTCCACAGCTGTCTCGCTTTCTGTTTGTGGGTTTTCTTCAACAGGGATTACTTCCTCTGCTGCGATCTCTAGTATTTCTGAAGACGCGAATGCGGGAACAGTTACTAGAGAAACTTCTTTTAGACGAGCCGATGAAACAACTGTGTGTCCATCTTTTGATGGCTGTGATGAAAGGATTTCAGCGCCAATGCTAAGTCCAGTAACCAACCCTTCCTGAGCCATAATCAAAGCGTCATTACCGCCTGAAGAACGACTCAACTTAAAGGTTGCATAGATACCATCTGCGCGAGTCTCTGAAGCAGTCATTCGACCAATAGGCTTTTTTAGATCGTGCTGTGATAGCAACTTAATCTTTGTTGGGTCTGCAATCTCAATAGAGTTAGCTGCAAAAGTATAAGCACCAAGATTAGTATGGCCAATTTCACCAGTACCAAGTGGCACAATCTTTCCAGAGATTTCTCTGCGTTCTTCTGAGCATTCGATTGATGATGCTTCGATGTATAGAGTTTCCATTAGCTGCCATTCCCGTTAGGTGATAGGTCTTCCATTTGCATTGCTTGTTCTGTTGTAATTAAACCAAGTGCTAACATCTTTTCTAGCACTAAC